ACCAAGGTTGGATATTTGGACAATGATTTTATCATGTCATCCGGTCAGTATGTGATTATAAATACCTACACCGGGAAGAAAAACGCCTACCTTTTGGACGGCGTGACCCAGGCGGAGATTGAGAACCACAAAGACAACTACGGGGTCATTGACTGGGACACCGTTATTGAAAAATACGGGACGGTAATAAACGAATATCTGGACGAGGACGGGGAATTTATCCAGTTGCAGGACGGAACCAATACATTGACATACACGGCGGACGAGGGTACCAATTACCTTTCCGTGTCGGTATATTACAGAATTTCATATTTGGGGGTGTGATTATGGAAATACACGTTTATGACCGGAACCTTAGACGCCTGGGACATATCGAAAATCACACGTCTTTACAGTGGCACCGAAAATATTACGAATGTGGCACATTTGAGTTACATTGTCCGGTAACGGCGGAAAATTTACGGCTATTGCAACCGGGGAACATTATAACCAAGGGGGACAACAAGCAGGAAGCCGCCGTGATACGTGGGGACCAGGCGGAAGAGGAAAGCACCCTGGTAAATGAGATTACCAGGAACGGCTTTTTTCTTCCCGTCTACCTGGGGGACCGGTTGACGGGTCCGCAGTTTAATTTTAACGGAACCGTGGAAGCAGCCATGCACTACATGATTGGACGCATGGAGCAAATACCGCTTTTACAGATTGGAACCACGACCGGGGACACCACAAAAGTGCAATTCCAGGCAACTTATAAGAATGTCCTGGAATACTTCACGAAGTTGGCGAAGTTTGCAGAAATAGGTTTTCGTATTGTGCCGGACTTCAAAAAAAAGACCATGACCTTTGAAACCTACAAAGGCGTGGACCGCACCCAGGCACAAGGGGAAAATCCCAGGGTCATATTTTCAGAGAGTTACGACAATCTAAACCAGGCAAAACATAATTACAGTGACGCAACCTATAAGACCAAGGTAATTGTGGGCGGAGCCGGGGACGGCCTGGCCCGTATCTTTGTAACCGTGGGCGGCGGAACCGGGTTTGATTTACGGGAAGTGTTTTTGGACGCAAAGGACATAAACAAAGAAGCCCTTACGGACGCCGAGTATTTGGAAGCCCTTAAAACCAGAGGGCAGGAGTTTCTTAACGAAAACAAGATATTTGAAAACTTTGAAGCGGAAGCGGAAGCAGATGTAAATTTTACCTACGGAAAAGACTATGACCTGGGGGACGTTGTGACCGTAAAGAAGAAAAAGTGGAACACCGCACAGAACCTTAGAATTACGGAACTTTGCGAGGTTTACGAATATGGGGGTATGTACGTGGTGCCTACTTTTGGGGACGCCCTACCCACAACAATAAAATGGGACGAATAGAGGAAAGGAGAGGAAAAAGACCATGGCAGTAAGAGGATTTTTTTACAATGCTACCGACCTAAACGATAAAGAGCATATGTATAACGGCCAGGACATGAACGAGGACAAAGCCCCGTTCTATAAAGAGGGCGTTGCATACGGTCATTTGCAAGTGACGGCACCGGGCGGCACCATGGAAGTGACAGTGGACGGCGGACCCCGGACCGGGTACGCATATATCAATTTACATACTATCCACAATACCGCACCGTTGACATTTACATTGAGCAAGGCAAGCGGAACGCTTCCAAGGATTGACCGCATTGTGTTAAGGAATGACGAAACCGAAAGAAAGCCGAGTATTTACGTCTTAGAGGGTGCTTTTTCAAGCAATCCGCAGGCCCCGGAACTGGTTAAAAATGATGTTATCCAGGAAAAGAGCCTGGCCCGTGTCTATGTGGCCGCCGGAGCGGTTGAGATTACCCAGGCAGACATTACAGACGAAAGGCCGGACAAGACGGTTTGCGGCTTTATCGGCTCACAGTTTGAAGAACTGGACTTTTCCCAGTGGTCCGCCCAGTTTAACAAATGGTTTTCAAGCGAGAAAAAGGCGGTGGAAAAAGACCATGCCGCTTTCATCAAAGAGTACACCGCTATGGTGCAGCAGTTTCAAACGGAACGGACGGCACAATGGGACGAATGGTTTGCGGCAAAGCAGGAGCAGCTTGCCGGGGACGTGGCCGGAAAATTGCAGTTGCAAATTGACGGATTAAGAACCAAGGTTCACAACATGGCCCACAAAGTAAATGTTGACTACTTACTGGAAACAATCCAGGCGGCGGTCACGGTAACGCTCACGAACATTACAACGGGAACGGTGCAGACGGCAGCAATCACAGAAAGCGGCATAGGCTTTTACATCACGGAAGCCGGGGACTATACCCTGGAAACCAATATGGAAAGCGTTATGGTAACGCCAAAGCGGCTTTCCATAGATTATATAGACCTTATGCACACAACCACGGTTTCCTTGCGTGAGGGCACCAATATGGCCTATATCGGCAATTACATGGGAACGTATTTATTAAAAGAAAGTGAGGTATAACACATGAAAGGATTTCCTAAAGTAATCAAAACCAAGTCCGACCTGGTAAACACCTTTAAACTGGTGCAGAAAAAGAAATTGAAAAAGGAAGATTGGTTGGCAGCAGTTGAAAAACTGGAAAATCAGAACTGGATTATGTGCCCGGTCATTGAACTGTCAGAGGACAGAAAGACGGTAAAAATTATGTTTTGTGCAGAGGTGGCAGCAGGGCAGAAAATCAAGAATGGAGCCGTTTACCCTACCGTCCAGACCGTTGAAACGGTAGAAGTGGAGAAAGATACCACCGAAGCGGAAAACGCCGCCACAGAGGGCCAGGAAGCCGCCACAGAGGGCACCACGGCAGCAGGGCAGAACAACACAATTTCTTTTACGGTGCTTACCCTTTCAAAAGCCGTAAACATTGGCACGGTAACAATCGGTATTCCGGCGGCGGTTACGTTCTATGACCGTATGGGTATCACGGAAGAGGAAGTGGAAGAAATGAAAGGAGCGTTGGCATAATGAGCAGACTTTTTATTTATGACGAGAACATGACGGACGAGCGGGCCAAAATCACGGTTGCCAAAATGGCGGCCATTTCCGACATTGTGGCACCGGAAAAAGAGTATATCCAGTACAGTGCCCAGGGAGCCGTTACAATTATGGCCGGGTGCGTCATTGCGGTAGGGGAAAACGCAGTATTTAAGACGGCGGAAACCGTCCTTACCAAAGCAAATTTGGACCAGGGAAGCGATTTTATACACGGTTCGGACTATTACATTTACATTTGTGACCCTGGGACGGACGCCCAGGACGAACTTTATTTGATTTCCTTAAATTCTTCCTGGCCGGACGGGGACGCCTGGGACGATACCAATACCCGTAAAATTGGCGGTTTCCATTATGGCCGTGTAAGAAATACGGACGATTACGGGCGTGCGGTCAATGTGTCCGGGTCCGTAAGGGGCAGCGGTTGGGAGAGTAACACCCGTGTGGATATTCTGCCAAACAGTGTATGGACCACAAAGCACCGTCCGAAATGTGACCCGTCCGGTATGGTGTACCTGGGGAACGCATTATGGGGAGACATTTACCTTTCCAGTGATGACGGGGCAAATGGTTTACAATCCGTGTACGGCGGTACGCCGATAACCGGAACCGAGGGCCTTAACTGGTATATTGCAGGAGAACGGGCCAGACGTGTAGGGAAACGCTTGCCGGACTACATGGAATTTACCGTGGCAGCAGACGGAAGCCCCCAGGGCCTTGACGCTTCAAATGCTAACGGACACACAGCCACCACAAATAAGGCAAGAACCGCAGTTGGAAAGATTGCCAACGCCATAAGTGCTTTAAATATTTGTGACCTGGTGGGTAATGTGTGGAAATGGCTTAATGAACTTTTGCACGACCCAACGGCGGCAAGTGCGGCATGGTATGACGTTTTTGGCGGCGGCTACGGCCAGGCGTATATGTATTCAAGCACTGGCGTGCACGCCCTCATTGGCGGCGGCTACTGGGGCGGCGGCGTGCATTGCGGCTCCCGGTCGGTGGATTGCAGCAATTACCCGTGGTACGTGAGCACTTACATTGGCGTGTGGTGCGTGTGTGACAGTCTGTAATCCCGTAGGGGTGGGCGAAAGCCCAACCCCTACAACGAAGAGGAAAAGAAGCAATGGCAGAGGAAAAAGAACCGGAACAAATAGACGCCTATATGGGCACTATGGAATTGTACCAAAAAATTTATGATTTTCTTTTATACATTTACCCTATCCTGGCCCAGTTTCCGAAATTTGAAAAGTTTGCATTGCAGACGCAGATTAAGACGGCAATATTTGAAATGCTAAAGGACGTAATCCGTTTCAAGAAAACGGGTACGAAAAGCCATATTTATGCGGCGGACGTGGAATTGCAGCAGATTAAAACATTGATACGTCTATCCTACGATTTGCAGTATAAAGCAATAAGCAAGCACCGTTATGAGGTCATCAGCCGCCACACCAGGGCAATAGGCGGCACCATGAACGGCGTCATTGAAGCGGTAAAGACCGGAACCTGGAAACCGGATAAGTAAGTGATTTGGGGAAACTGTTAATTCGCACCTGGCCTTTCCTGGCTTGCACGCCCTCATTGGCGGCGGCAACTGGAACAACGGCGTGCATTGCGGCTCCCGGACGGTGAATTGCAACAATTACCCGTGGAACGTGAACACGAACATTGGCGTGTGGTGCGTGTGTGACTAATCGGCATTTTCAGACACAGAAGCCCCTAAAAAGGCCACTGGCAAAGATTTATCAATCTATCTTTATGATAAGTCAGACGGTTTTCCCGTTCCGGCGTTTGTCCGGACAAATTAACAAAGGCACCGCCTTTTGAGTAAAAATATTTGAAAATTGGTAGGGCAAAAATGAAAACAGTTAAAGGATTACATGAGAAGATGTACACCTTTGACAATGCCAATATCTCATTCCACAAAGCCGCAGAAAACAAGCGGTTCCATGAAGAGGTATTGGCTTTTTCTATGTCAAAGGAAGATGAACTATTGAGGGCGTGCGAGGAAGTGGAAACACTCACATATTCCCAGGGATCTTATACCGTGTTCAAAGTGCGGGAGCCAAAAGAGCGTCTTATCATGGCCTTGCCATTTTATGACAGAGTGGTGCAGCACATGATTGTAAATGCAATCGGACCGGTATTTGAAGAAAGGTTTTATTGCCATTCCTATGCTTGCCGTGAGGGGAAAGGTATGCACGCCGCAAGCAATCAGTTATACAAATGGCTTTATGAACTTATGGTTGTGCAGGGGCTACGGATATACGCCTTTAAAGGGGATATAAGTAAATACTTTGCGTCTATACCGCATGACGGCCTAAAAGACGAAAACAGACGGTACATAGGGGACAAGAAAGCCCTTTACCTTATGGATAACATCATAGACAGAAACGGCATATTGCCGGACGGCGTGGGCATACCCGTGGGGAACCTTACAAGCCAGTTATTTGCCAATGTGTACGGCAACCGCCTGGATAAATTTATAAAACACACCTTGCACATTAAATATTACGTCCGGTATATGGACGATTTTATAATTCTTTCCCCGGATTTAAACCAGTTAAAGGAATGGGAAAAGCGGATTGAAGAATTTTTGGAAGAGGAAATGAAATTGCACATAAACCCTAAAAGCACCATTCTATACGCCGGGAACGGCGTGGACTTTTGCGGATATATCCACCACCCAACATATAGGAAAGTGCGTAAGGGGTCCGTCCGGCGGCTGAAAAAGGACGTAAAGCACCTAAAGGCCGGGGAACTGGACCAGGAAACATTTAACCGGAAATATCAAAGCCGCCTGGGGCACATGGGGCACGCCGACACCTACCACGTAACAAAGGCCATTGAATATGATTTACTGTTTTGGGAATTTGAGCAGACCCAAAGCGGCCTTTTGGTTCCGGTGTAAGTGGGTCAGAATTTCAACACCATGGGGCGTATGATAAGCCCATGGACATTTAAGGAAAGGAAGATAAAGGAATGGATTTACAGACACTTATTATTGCAATGAGTATTCCAAGCGGCGTAACCGCTTTCTGTTTTT